ATATTCGTAAAGCTGCCTTATAAAGCTTGAGTCTTGTGGTCATTGCGCATCCAGATACTGTTTAAGCCATAGGTTGGCTTCGTCTTTTTCCATTTCCGTCTTCACTTTCTCGCCATCCTCTTTACGGACAACACAATAACGCAATGACGGGCCTTTATAGACGACTTCATAGTCGTTGTTCGGGGCTTCTTTTACCTGTTCTTTAATCAGCTCAATGCAGCGCAACTCAATGACTTTAGCGAAGCCTTTGCCGACTTGCTGAACATATAATTCCATAAAAAAAGTTTCGGTATCATTGACCACTTCGATCAAATCACCCCGTTTGACTTGCTGGGCTGCGTGCGCCCAATAAGTAGGATCAAGAATCTGTTCTTTGGTATGGCCTTCTTCTGCCACGGCACGCCAGGTGCTTCTAACATACTCGGCAAGTTGAATGCGTTTAGGGGGTAAAAGTGGAATCACCTTTTTCTCTGTATCGGCCATGGTTAGCCTCCTCGGTTAAAGAAGTGGGGCCGAAGCCCCACCGGGTTAAGCAAAGGTAGATGTAATGGTGCCGCCAGTAGACAGGTTTGCACCTGATGTAGAGACACCCGTAATCATACCGATTACCAGGATATGACCTGTTGAGCTTTGAGTGCTGTAGGTCGCGGAGATAAGAATATCGCCGTTACGCATACCCAATGCCTGTGCATCTGTAAAGAAATTAGATGAGGTCAAATCTGTGGTTAGGTTGGTTGATGTATAACTCCAGACCGACCCACCTTTCGCGACAGATGTGCTGCCGATGTTATTAGTCTGAGCGATAAGACCCTGACTAATCCGGTTAGGAGGGTTAGGAGTACTTGCTGTAGAACCTGAATAAGACATGGTTAATCCTCCTTAAGCGTACGCTGAGCCGTCAGCCGTGATAACTACCACGCCAGCGTTTTGCAGTAGTTTCGACCCCATGTACATCGAGCAACGCGCATACGAATAGTCCTGCTCGTCATCGTAGCCCACTGCATTACCCATACCGCCGGTATCTGCAGCATGGCCAATAGCCGACTTATGGTACATGAATGATTTTTCTGAGCTGGTGCCCTTGCCGGGTAGGTTGGGATGCTCAATAATCAAACAGTTGCGCCATTTGTATGCCATGGGCTGGTCGCGCCAGGATGGGTCTTGACCTGCATACGGACGCATAGAAATGTAGTCCGCGCTGGAAAACTCAGGCGCTTGCTCCAGGTAAGCCAGGAACGAAGGCTGGCATAACAGGGTGATGTTTGAATCCCAGGGAACCGACGCATTGGAAAGCTTAACGCGCCCATTTTGGAAAAGAGGAACACCCGGTATGGTTGAACTTGAGCCAATACTGACAGAGCCAGTATTCAGTTCGTCGATAATCTGGTCATCAATCTTACGATTAAGAACCGCCATGGTGGTATCTTGCATGATAGCGCGTTGATTGCCTTGTGAGGCAAAGACGTTAAAGCCGGTCTTACGGACCAGATCGTGCCATTCTTGCAAGGTTGCTGTGTTTTGAGTCAGGTTATCCGCACGTGCAGGAATCAGACCGTTAGTGCCGCGCGTATTGGCTTCAGCACTACCGGAGTCTGCAACGAGGAAAACCGCTTGATTACCCTTAATAACCGCCTCAGTTGTTACCGTATCACGCAGCAAACTCTGGCGCTGCTCAAATCCGGCAATGAACTCCTGGCGGTACTGGGTTTGGAAAGCTGTATCAGCCATCTTTTCAGTCTCCTAAGTTAAAGTTCGAGTTACAAACCGTCACCGGGGAAGCCTACTGTGCCGCTTGTCAGGGTAGCCATGATGGGGCTGACAGCCTCTGCTGTTCGGGGCCGTGCTAGTTTTCCTGTATTCTTTGTCCTTACGCGTCAAAAAGATAACGCTTAGGCGTTAAGATTTTTCTTTCAACTTATCGCGTGCCTCATAGAGTTTGCGTAACCGTTCCTGATTGCTGTCCGATTTTGGCCCTTTCCAGTATTCTGAGCTGCGATCGGCCATCATGCTCTCAAGATTCGATATTTCGTCTTCAATGGAGGCCATCTGATTGCCGCCGGCCGGCACAACCGTAGAAGCAGGATTGATTTCCAGTGCTTGGCTGAGCATCCAGTTCAATATATTCGGATCGCTCAATACAGGCGTGCCATCAGGCATTCGTGCGGCTGCAAAACCTTCACGTGATTCCTCAGGCAGCCCGTCAAGGAAGCTTTGAATCGCATTCTTGTGGGCTTTGTATTCCCCGCCCCACATCTCACGTAACTTTTCGTTGGTTTCCGCAGCGATCTGTTTATCTTGTTCATAGCGGGCTTCTTGTTGTTTCTCTATGTTCTCGTAATAGAACTCAAGATTCGCTTTCACCTGTTCCGGGGTTTGGTTGGTTTCGTGCGCATATTTGAGATAACCGTCCACAAACTCCTTATCATCATCCCCAATAACCAGGCCATTATCAAAAGTAAGATCGTAATCCTCAGGAGTAGCGGGCAGCCCGTTGTTCTCTCGCCACGCATTTTGTTCTTCTTCTGTACCATCGACCGGAAACGGCTGTTTTACTTCGCCCTGGCGAATGCGGTCCTGGGCGGCCAGTAACGCGTCCATTGCCGCTTCTGGTGAAGCATAACGCGACAGGCGATTAAGTTTGCCTTCATCCTCGCCTGCATATTTCTGACGCCAGTCATCCGGCCAATAGCCTTGCGGTTCTTGTGACTCGGTTGATTGAGCCGTAGGTTGTTCTGCAGATTGTTCGGTAGGTTGCTCTGCAGGTTGTCCCGCATCACCCATTTCCTCTGCTGCTTCTTGCATGTAACGGTATTTTTGAATAAACATAGAGCCTCCTCATTAGCTCGCTTTCTTTAAAGTTCCGACTTTCATTTTAGTCATACGAATAATCTCATTTCCCACGTAACGCTTTCCTTCTGCAAAGACCGTATCTGTTTGGTTATCAGGCCGATAACTCATGTCGTAGGTCTTGCAGCACTCGTTAATAATCCAGTTTAAGGCCCGTTTCTGTTGATCGGCATCCGCCTCACCTTTTACCAACGCCTGGATAGCAAAGACATCCGGGTCATCATATTGCGGCGGCATGTAAGGTGCGTTTTTGTTAGCCACCAGCCGTCTCCACGTTTCCTAGTTTCTCAGCGATACCCGCCCCTTGCTCCATAGCGGCGAGGGTTTGGGCTATTTGTGCTTGCTGCTCTTGCTGGCGCTCAATTTTGGCAACAGCTTGCTCGTCTCGAATCCATTCAGCAGGGGTATTGATACCGGTTAAGACATCACGTAAGGCAACTTTCGCATCCATGATAAGCGGCGCCGATTGATCTAGTGCAGCAGCCTCAGCCAGTAATTGTTGAGACTCGATAAACTTCTGGCCTTTCTGTTCTTCAATGGCATCATGGAGCGGAGATTCAAACTTGAATCGAACATCAGCCCCCTGAAGAGAAGGCGGCATATCCATCATTGAGCCAAAGGCATTGGCCCTGACTAACACTTCAAAAGTTTTTTCACATAATGCCCCGTTATATTCTGCTTCCATAGGTTGGAAGATAGGCAGGGCACCGCGAATATATTCCTGTATCCGTTGACCCACCTCATACGCGGTCATTTCTGGTGCGCGCTGAGGCAAAGTGAGCTTATTCAGATAAAACGCCTGGTGAATCTTCATCTGCGCGGCTTGAGACATCTCAATCCCTAACGGGATACCAGACGTATCCTGGGATAATGGCCTTAAAGCCTGACCGAGACGCTCATCATATTCCATATCTGCCCATGTTACGCCGCCTGCATAGACATTGATGTCTGAGCGTACTGCGTCTGTGGTGGCGACCAGCGGCGGATTAACGGCCTTTTCCCCCGCTTCTAACAGCGTATAAGTCATAGCTTGAATCATCCTGGCATCAGGAAGCGCGGCGATGGCTGCTGGAGAATAGGCATATTGAGAACCTGAGACCGTTTGCCAGCGAGGAATAACATATTCTGAGTTATAAACAGGGATAGCCTCGATAATATGGTCGTTATCGCGGTCATAATAGATTGAAAAGTAAGGCTTTCCTTTGGCGTCGTCATCGTACATCTCAGCATCACAAATAATGTGATAGATCTTAACCTTCTCGAAAGGTTTGTCTTTGGCTTTTAGCTCGACTTTTTCATTACACCGACCAGGAAAAATGCGGGTCAGCTCCAGATTCGTGGCATCATCCCATTTGCGGACAATAAATCCGACATCACCTTCTTCGTTTTCCTTCCATGCGACATCCCGTAAATGCCAGCAACGATACAGCAATCCTGTTTTGAGGCGGTTGAGTTGCACGGAAATAACAGACTGCCCGAAGGTCGCAAAATCTCGATCGGCCTCTTTCGTCGCACGATCAAACTTGGTTTTAGGGTGATACATGGCACGCCGCTGTATCTTGGTCATCCATTCCAGAAAACGCTTAGCCTCCAGGTTCTCGCGTTCCTCGTCTTCCGGTACGATTTTGAACCATTCCTTATCCGTTGGACGCAGCATCATCCCGACTTGATCGCCAAGGTCGCGACTCGCCAAAAGAGGATAACTGTCCATAATGTTATCCGCCCATTCGTCACCAGGCTCTCGGATAGTCGTAAAATCAGCGCGCTGCGGATAGAAGTTCTCAGCTAGCTCCTGAAGAAGCATCAGGTACTGAGTACGTTTTGAGAACAGTTCCTCTGCGGTCTGTTTGAGTTGTTTTATATTCAACCCAACGATCCCATGGCAGTATTTATCGTGCTTGATCGCCCTCGACGCCCTGCTTGTTGACGACGTGATTTACGCTTGGCAGCCATGGCTTTCTGGTCATCTGTGGCGGGCATGTAAGGATTATCCCTACGGTATTTTTCAAACTTGGATTCCAGTTCTTCATCAGTGGGATTTTTATATCCTTCAAATAGCCCTAGCGGATCAAGTGCTGCTGGGGATTTTAATATATTGCCCATGTTTATCTCCTTTTTGCGTGCTTTCGGCCCATCACCACTTTAGGTGATTGACCCCGTTTGTTCTGCCTCTCACGCCTCTCTGCCCACTCTAAGGCACTGTTAGTTTCCTTGGGTCCGTAAAACCATGCCATCACTACTGCGTCACCATCGTTAGTTGACTCACCAATACGATCGCAGACGTCTTCTTTGGACTCTGCCCTGATGCCATTTGGCGTAATCTTATAGGTAGGCGCAGCCAGGTCGCGTAATATCTTATTTCCTGGAGGGAGAGCGATAGGTGAGCCGCCAGGTTGATCGGGGTCAAGCGCTTCTCTGAAGCCCCATAATGCGGCTGTACGTGTATTAGTAAACCCTAATTTACCATCTTGTGTGCGTCGTGTTGACTTTTCAGCCCCCTTGTACCCGATAACTTCAAGCTCGTTTTCATTGAGAATTTCATACGCCCCTGAGCCATAGCCACCGCCCATATCGATAATAATCGTGGCGGCGTCGCGTCGATTGGTAATGATATGACCGGCTGTGGTTTTGTTTATTTTGTCAACAGGAATGTCTTTAGCTGGGACTTCAACTAAAGGCGCATACCAGCCGTCATAGCGGGGAGCAATCACAAGTGGGTCAGTTGAACCGCCACTACAGTCCACGCCAATAGCGCACATAGGAATCCCGTCAGGGGGGTCAGGTCGCCAGCGTTGTTGGGCCATGCGTATCCATTCTGTGGGAATAATCTGGTTCGGCGCATCTTTGAAGGTTGTTCTGAATCCGCCCATGAGAATAGAGCGAACTTCTTCCGGCATGGCATCGATTTCTTTGTCATAGCCTGTCTCTGCGAGAAACGGGTTGTCCTGTATGGACGCGGGGATAAAAGTATAAGATTTAGGCTCAACTTCTTTGTTACGCCCTTCCACCCAGACAGGTTCGGGGCCTTCTACCCAGATCATTTCATCATTTTCCCCTGTGACTGCCCAGCGTAATTCGCCAGGCTTAGCAGGATTGGGGAATTTATCGTCCAGCCAGGGAGCAAACCATTCTGTCACCCAGAGACCTTCTGCGGTCATTGGGGGATTGGTGGCAAGGACGACACGCTTACGTTGGTTTGGGTCGTCAGCACACCGCAACCAGCCCATGATGAAGCGTATCTGTGACTCGGCAAACTGTGTGGCTTCATCCACCCCCAGCAAGTCAAACGGATTTCCCTGCCGATGCTGTTCATCACCTATCTTGGAAGCTGCGAAGAAATCAATCACCTTACCGTCTGGACGGCGTAGTTTAGGGGGAGGTGAACCGTTAAACCCTTCGCGCCCACCATTGAACTTCACTGCTTCCTCGATTAAATGACCTAAATCCGTGTACTGCCGGCGCATGATGAGAGACCGACGGTGATTGTTGAAAGCCAGTCCTAGTAACAATGAGCTTTTCCCGCCACCCGGCTCACCCCCATACAGTAAGACATCAGCTTTCGAGAAATAGGCTTCTGTCTGAGGGCCAGGGCTGGGAATCCAGGGCATATCCTTAATAACACTCTTAGCTGCAGCAACCGCCTTATTTTTCTCCTCAGGCGGCATCTCTTTCAAGCGGCCAATAATGTCATCCAGTGCGCTACTCAACGGGCTTGTCCTTTAAATGGCCTTGTTTCTTTGCTGCCTTTTTGCGTTTCTTTTTAACGGGTTT